TCTCGTCTTTCTTTTTCACTATGGTATTTTCTCTTTCTACCCATGTGTTTTCTCCGCCATATGATTCAATCTATTAAATGTAGTTGCCAACCAACTTGTCAAGTTAGGTAATGCAGTATACATTTTATCTTCAAGAAACATTTTCTGAAACTTGTGTTTTATTATTCTTTGAATTGGTTGTGATGTAATGTCTTGAACTTTTAGTTTACTATTACCACCCATGATACCATCATCCAAGTCCATCAATCTTCTATTCATTAGTAATTGTTCTTCAGAGTCACAAATCTTTTCACATAATTTTACATGTTTTCTTTTTGTAGATGCACTCTTCAGTAAATCATTGATGGTATACTTTACATCTTCACTCAACCATGGAAAGTTTTTAAGTAAAGTCTTTAGTCCAGCTCCATGTACACCAGGTATACCATCTGATTTATCTCCATCTAAAACTCTAAATAGTAAAAAGTTTTTAGGATTAATTCCAAACTCATTCTTAATTCGTTCTTCATCATACATTAGTTTTTTAGTTGGTGAGTATACTTGAATCCTATCATCTACTAATTGTAAAAAGTCTTTATCAGTAGACATTATAGTAACTTTCTTTTTGAAAATATGTTTACTACAATAACCAATAACATCATCTGCCTCAATATTATCCATATTGATTATAGTCAAAGGTAAACATTCAAGATACTCAACCACACGATTCAATTGATGAATCATCATCTTTTTTTCGTCTTCACGAGTTAAGTAATCGTTTGCTCTGTTCAAACGATGAGACATTTTTCTTCCCATTTTATATTCAGGAAAGATTTTTCTACGGCGGTTAGACCCACCTTTACCATCAAATACAATGATAGTTCGGGTAGGTCTTACCATATTTACAGCGAACGCAACTGACCTTAAAAAACCAACTATTCCACCAATGTGAACCCCATCATCATTAGTAGTTGGTATTGCTGAGAACACTCTAATAAAAGTGTTCAGACCATCTATAAGTAAAACCGAGTCGTTTGGTTCACCACTATCTACTTTACCGCCAGATTTTTTTATCTCATCAAGTATTGAAAGATATCTTTTATTAGTCACCGAGAACCTCATCTGTAAACTCTACATCATCAATACCAAGTTTTTCCTTGTATTGTAATATAACCTTGTCACAAATGATTTTGTATACATACTCTCTTAGTTCATCATTTTCGGTGATTAAGTCTTCCCAATCTTTAGATAGGAACTTATGTTCTTCACCATTTTGGTCTACTAAAGTATACCATGCTCCACCAGTTTTGACTAACTTGTGTTCTTTCAGTACGGTTAACCATGCACCATAATTATCTATACCTCTATCAAAGTACATATCATAGTCTGCATGTCTCAAAGGTGGGCCAAGTCTGTTCTTGACAATCTGTGCTCTACACTTCATACCAAGTACATTCTTACCTGTGTCTTTGATTTGTCCCATGTTCTTCAATCTAATTCTTGTTGAAGCATGGAATGGTAATGCCTTACCACCACTTGTTGTCCAAGGGTCTCCGAACATTACTCCAAGTTTTTGTCTTAATTGATTAGTAAACACAAGTGCAACCTTTTGTCTTCCAATCATCTGAGTAACTTTTCTCATCGCCTTTGATATAATAATGGCCTTGGCAGTTGCCCAACCATCTTTATCAAAGTCTGCTTCCAACTCTACTTTCGTAGTAGCGGCTGCAAGTGAATCAACCATAATAGTTACTAATCTATCTTTGTCTGATTCTCTTACTTTAGTTACGATTTCTACAATTGCCTCAAAGATATCTTCTACGGTTTCCAAATGTAGGTATAACATTTTATTTAAGTCTAAACCAATCACTTCCATAAACTCTTGGGAAACTGAAGTCTCAGTATCTATATAAACTGCAACTCCACCTTTCTTTTGAGTTTCTGCAAGAATGTGTGCACCAAGTAATGATTTACCACTTGATTCTAATCCATTGATTTCTGTGATTCGTCCAACTGCAATACCACCATTTGGTCTGTTTGATATTGCCAAGTCTAACATAGAACTACCTGTAGATATAAAATCTTTTATATCTGTTGGTGTGGTATCACTTCCATCTAAGAAGTATGCCACTTTGTTATCTTTAAACTTTTTGTTTAGACTACTTGCCAAAGTATCGGCCAATCCATCATTTACTGACATTCATTTTCTCCTAAGTTAAAATAGTGTGTAGTTAGGGAATACAATAACACCCATCTCTACTTTTCTTGTATGTTGCCACACACTATGTTGTTATTGTTTATGAATTAAATAATTCATCAAATGCTTCTGATGTATCTTTCACTTTGGAAGATTCTAATTCAGAAGTTGTTACGGTATCTGTTGTTGATTCCTCACCTTCGGTATCATCATCGGATGGGTTTAACCATTCGTTTAATACTCCTGATAAGTCATCATAAGATAACTCTTGATAAATTTCAGTAATGTCTTGTTGGTCTTTTACTTTTTCCAAGATTTCAGGTTCATCTGAAATTGGTGTTTGATTAGGTTTTACTCTAATCTTAGTAGTAGGATAACTGGCTCCAGTCTCCTCTGCTGATATGAACTCAACAACTACATCACGACCATTAACTGGGTCTGTAATATCACCATAGTCTGGGTCTGCAATTACAGAAAGTAGTTCTTGGTATACGGTTTTACCGAATCCCCAAAATTTTACTCCTTGTGATTCCTCACCTCTGACTACGACTGGTGCAAAAGTTCTCATTTTTGCCTCTAATTTACGAGCCAATTGATAATCTTCTTTGTTACCACTTCCACGAAGTTTCTGTGCAAACTCTTCAATCGGGTCAGGTCTACCAAATGATATTGGTGAAAGATATGAACGATTGTTGAGATTGTAGTGGAAAAATAACTCAATGAAAGGATTGTCCTTATTTAAGTTGTAAGGTACGATTCTGATTTGAGTTTTACCTGGTTGTGGTTTCCAAAGACTTGATGTTCTGTTGTTTGTAGTTTGAAGTTGTGATAACCTCTTACGAATAGCATTTAAGTCCATTATTTATCTCCTATTGTTTTATGTTTAATTGTTAATTGGTATTCAAGTGTAACCTTGATACAATAATATATATCATATATATTTGTAAAAAACGGATTTATTTTTATTATTTGCAAAAAAAATGGTCATCTTGTTTTTAAGTTTGTATATAAGGTGGAAACTAAAAATCGTGTGACCATTTTTTTAATTTTATGAAATCTATGGGGATGTAGGACTAACGATTACCTACAACTTGAAGCTTGGATTTTTTCTACCTTGTACCTAATACCCATCAGTTACGATGATTCTTCTCAAGATGGTTAATCTCATTGAAGTGAGTACAACCTCTGTATCATTACCTTATCTCTCCAAGATTAGATTGATTCAGTCATAAAGTGGGATTTCAGTATTACCCTTACCCACAACAAGGTCAATAGAATCGTTTCTATTGTTTTTTCTTCAAGTACATTAAATGATTGATGTCTCAACTACCAAAATTATTCTAACCTCGGTAGGTTCACCACAAACTCATCTCAGATTACCTTATGGGCTTCTAAAGTCTACCCATTATTCGGTCAATCCCATACAAAGTTAATTACTCTCTGTACTTTCTGATTTCAAATTTTCAAAAAACTAATACTTAAGTTATTAAGTATATTTATATATATATTGGAAAAATCCCAAACCGTATTTTTTTTTATTTTTTTTTATTTTTTTTATTTTAACCACTCATTAACATCTATAATGGAATGAATCTTTGTAGGAATCTTTGTTAATCCATTTTCATTTGTTAATAATAGTGTGTTCTGAAACTCATCCCAATCAACCATGAACTTCTTATCTAAGATTCCATTATTCTTTGAACGAATAACTTCATTCAGTGCATTGATTGTGTAGAGTGTATTTGATTGTTTCTTTCTATGAAGAGATATAGTATCTATAGTTGGTTCTTGAAAGTCTTCATTGAATTCCACATTGTAAGTGCATAACAATTGTGATGGGTCATTTACATCTGTAAAGACATAAACCTTATCATATAAAATTTTATTACAAGAAACTATGATATCAA